TGGATAATGCTGCACTATCAGGCAACCTGTTGATTGAGATTGATGAAACTAACCTAGTACCTGGACAAGACTTATCAGTGTACCCAGGCAAAATATTTCGGAGACAAGCAGGTGCGCCAGGGCAAAGCATCTTCGGCACGAAGTTCCCGAATGTATCTAATGAGTTACTGATGATGTTTGATAAAGCCCGTCAGCTATCAGATGAGAGTACAGGCATTCCGTCTTTTTCACACGGGCAAACAGGTATTACAGGTGTAGGTCGTACAGCGTCTGGTATGAGTATGTTGATGGGTGCTGCGGCTCAAGGTATTAAGACAGTGGTACGAAACGTAGATGATTATCTACTAACACCATTAGGTAAATCCTTGTTTAACTTTAACATGCAATTTAACTTCGACAAGCAATTTGCTAATGGAGATCTTGAAGTAAAAGCTAGAGGCACAGAAAGCTTGATGCGGAATGAAATCCGTAGTCAGCGCCTATTACAGTTTTTGCAAATGACGCAGAACCAACAAATGGCCCCGTTTGTTAAATATGATTATGTACTTCGTGAGTTGGCAGCATCAATGGATCTAGATGAAGATAAGATCCTGAACGACCAACGTGAAGCGATTATACAAGCTAAGATGATGGCTGAGATACAAGCGATGATGCCACCCCCTCCACCGCAAGCTGCCCCTGCTGAAGGCGCACCTAATCCTAGTGATCCTACAGGTAATGGTGGTGGAAATATAGCACCAGGAGCAGCACCTGAACCAGGCGCACCAGGATTTACTGGAGCAGGTGGCGGTGACAATGGTGGCAATGAACCAGCGCCTACTAATGCCCCACCACAACCACCAGTACAATAATAGCTAACCACTAAGTATTCCAATTTACTGAAACACTGGAACGGTTACCCTCCCCCTACATCACTATAATTAAACAATAGGGTTAATACACCTATGGATAAACAACTGTATCGTGCGCTGCTTATGTTGGTGAACGATAAGAAATCAATGGAACTTCTAATTGAATATGCAGAAGCAAAAATAGCACTGCACCATAAACAACTAGAATCCTCAAAAGATCACCACGACATTCTAAGAATACAAGGCGCTATTGCTGAGTTGCGTAGATTTAAAACACTTCGTGACGAAGTTATTAAGGGAGCAGAATAATCGATCCTATTACAGAACATCATTTATATAATCTTGCTAATGGTAAGTCTCTTGAAAACGAAGATGGAAGTGTATCAACAGTTGTGTCTGCGATTGTTGAAATAGATGGCAGAGAAGTTCTAATACCAACCTTATGGGACGGTCAAGTTGTAGATACTGAAACTGCAATTAAAAATGCCATAAACAGTGGAGTGGCATGGGATAGTGCTGAACCTACGGATGAAGGTAGGGCATTGTTACAGAAAAAAGATGATATTTATCATATGAATTTTGATCCTTCTACTACACCAGAAGAAGCTAGGGCAGAGCTTGCCAATAAAACAAATCAAGGCTTTGCGCTGGGCGGGTTAGCCACGGCTAACAAAGGCATCACAACAAAAGAGGGTGAAGAAATGGCTAAAGAAAAAACACAATTAGACCGTAAAAAAGCTGACAAAAACGGCGATGGTAAATTGAGTAAATATGAAGAAGTTACAGGCGAAGCCATACAAAAAGCTATAAAAGATGACGAGCTTATCGAGATGTCTCATGGCGGTATGGCCTGTGACGGAATGATGTCTGATCCATATTCTGGAAACGATATTCCAATGGGTTCAAGTGCTGAAAATGTACGGGACGATATCGAGGTAATGATCTCTGAAGGTGAGTATGTACTCCCTGCAAACGTAGTTAAATGGCACGGTCTAAAATATATCATGGGTATGCAATCAGAAGCTGAGATGGGCTTGATGAGCATGTATGATACTGGGCTGATCCAATACACAGATGAGGAAGATGCTTCAGAACCTGAAGAGGTTGAAGCACAAGACGATACTCCTGAAGAGGAGATCGAAGTCGAAGTCGCTGCTGTAAAAGTAGACGACAAATTAGATGATGATGAGGAAGTTGAGGAGAGCTACCCACGCACATCTAACTTACCAGGTGTAATGCAGAAAAAGAATTTCGCATTTATATCCTAATTAAGGGCTACTCGCTTTATGCGACCCCCATGAGGCAATAATGGCAAAATATCGAAGACTAGAAGAAGAAGACAATGGTCTATCTTATGCAGAAGAGTTTGAAGCTCAAAATCCTGCAAAAGAGGCTGAAGTAGTTCAAGGCGAAGATACAACATATAAAAAACGATATGGTGATCTCCGACGACACTCCCAAAACCAAATACAACAAAAGGATCAAGAGCTTCAGCAAATTAAAGCTCAATTAGATCAGGCTGCAAAAGGTCAGATCAAGTTTCCTAAGACAGATGAAGAGATTGAAGTCTGGTCTAAAAAATATCCTGATGTAGCAAAGATTGTGGATAGCATCGCACGTAAGAGAGCTAATGAAGCACTTGAAGAGGGCGAGAAGCGTATGGAAGGATTACGCCAGTTAGAAACTAAGCTTACTAAAAAAGAAGCTGAACAAGAACTTCTGAAGATGCATCCTGACTTTGGTGAAATTAGGTTAAATCAAGATTTTCATGATTGGGTATCAGAGCAAACTATTGATACCCAAAATGCTCTGTATAAAAACAATTCTGATGCTAGATCAGCTTCTCGTGCTATTGACTTATATAAATATGATATGAGTAAATCTAATACGAAAACTAAGTCAAAATCAGCAGCACATGCAGTAGGTAGAACTTCAACTTCTGCGCCAACTTCTGGTGGTCGAGATACATTCTCTGAAAGCCAAGTAGAACAAATGAGTATGCAAGAATTTAGTAAGCATGAAGACGCTATACAAGAAGCTATGCAAAATGGAACATTTAGTTATGACCTTTCTGGTGGCGCAAGATAGGGTGTTGCAATGACACTTAACTAATGTTATAATAAATGTATGAGGCAGGGGGCAAATACCTGCCTCTAACGGTTCTTTAATGATACGTCCTTAAAAGACATATCTTCTGAGAACCTAATTTCTCAATATCAGAATAGAGCCACCTTTATGGTCTACCTCTAACTCTGTTTTTTTTACAGAAGAATATAGACGTTTTGTCCACCAGTGTGGTGAGGCCCGTTTACTTTTTAGCTGCAACTAAATTGTTTTACGCACCCTCATATATCACTGCCACTTAATTGTCCTCTTCCGTGTTTGTTCAGGCTTCGGCCTAGCCATCTCACAAGGAGTACAACAATGGCATTTCCAAAAGCAGCAGGTTACGGCAACCTGCCCAACGGCAATTTTTCGAGTGTAATTTATTCGAAAAAAGTCCAACTAGCGTTCAGAAAATCTACCGTAACAGGTGATATAACGAACTCTGACTACTTTGGGGAAATTGCATCCCAAGGTGATACCGTTAATTTGGCGGCTTAGTAGAGCAATCTACTTCGAATAACTCTGTGAATTGCTGGGACATCTCTATGAGACAATCAGCAGCCAAGCCTCAAAAGAGGAAGGTTCAACGACTATCTCGAAAGAGAGTAGAGCCAAGCGGCTCGAAGCGCAGAGCATCCCCAGTGGATGATGATATAGTCTGATCTACATGGTGACATGTAGCGGCTCAAAAGGGCGGGACAAGAATTAGCGATCTTGTTTGAACATATTGCAGAATTATCAAAGAACCAGAAATTTCTGTCTCGCAGTATTCGAGGGGGACGCAAATACAGGCCCAGGATTTAGACGATGAGGATTTTTCATTAGTCGTAGATAAGGCAAATTACTTTGCTTTTAAAATGGACGACATTGAAGAACAGATGCAGCACTCAAACTTTATGTCGCTTGCGACAGATCGTGCGGCTCACCGTTTGGCTGATCAGTATGACCAAGAAGTACTTGGCTATTTAGCTGGTTATAAGCAGTCAGCATTACATGCATCTGCATCTGCTGTTAACGATGTAGTCAATGGCACTGTTGCTGTAGCTACTGCTGGTACAGACGAATTATTGGCTTCTATGAAGCTAACTAAAGGTTCGTTTGGTAACATCACAACAAGCTCTGCTGGAGATCATTCGATCCCACTAGCAGCACGTTTACCAGGTGCAACAGCACTACCAACAGCTACAGCATCACCAGCAATGGTTGTGTCTCGTATGAAGCGTCTATTAGATCAACAGCAAGTTGATTCACAAGGTAGATGGCTCGTGGTTGACCCCGTATTTATGGAGCTACTTGCAGACGAGAATTCATCTTTCCTAAATGGGGATTATGGTGAATCTGGTGGTCTTCGTAATGGTCTTACTGTTAAAAACTTCCACGGTTTTAGACTTTATACTTCATCGAATCTTCCAGCGGTCGGCCTAGGTAGCGGGGTTTCAGGCACAGCCAATAACAACGTTAATTTTGGCGTTATTGTCGCTGGTCATGACTCAGCGGTAGCAACAGCAGAACAGATCAATAAAACGGAAACATACCGTGATCCAGATAGCTTTGCTGACATTGTTCGTGGAATGCATCTATACGGTAGGAAGATTCTTCGTCCTGAAGCAATCGTCACTGCCAAATATAACGCAGCATAAGGGAGGAAATAACTTATGGCTACTTTAACTGCCCTTTTAGCACCAACTCGTGGTATAGGCAACCCTTCACGTAAACCTTACATGCAAGAACTTACTATTGATCTAACTGCACAGGCTATTGACTGTTCATCTGGTGATATTGTTCAGTGTATTACTGTACCGGGTAACACAGTAATCTTGTGGACTGGTGTACAAGTCATGGAAAGTGCAACCATGAATACTGGTACTAACGCAACTATCCTGCTTGGTACTGCAATTGACGCTAACGAGTACGTTGCTGCATTTGACATTGATGGAGCAGCCGATCTTGCATATGCTCCAACAGTGGCTCAAGCAGGTGTTATTGTATTGGCAACTGCTGATACATTAGACCTAACGTTTGCTGGTGATGGCGCAACTTTCAGTGCAGGTAAGCTTCGTGTATACGCAATGCTTATGGACGTAAGTGAAGTTGGCGACTTGACTGCTAATGAAGTTGATCGTGACTACCTAGCATAAACTTTTTGGGGCTGGCTTAACTGTTGGCCCCATTCCTCTATCTAAAGGTATGATATGCCAAGCACCTATCTCAGTCTATGTAATCAAGTCTTACGCCGCCTTAATGAAGTAGAAATCATTGAAGGCGATTTTGCGTCTGTTA